CCATTCATGTGTATCGATTGGCTGATGAAGTGAAAGAGCGGGATCGTAATCACCGTGTTGATTACCTTCTGAACGTCCAACCTAACACCTATCAGACTCCCGCCGTATTTATCGAAACCCTTTACCGTCACGTATTGTTACGGGGTAATGGTTACGCCCTCATTGAATATGATGCCGCTGGCCGTGTTAAAGCCTTGCATAACCGCCACCCCGATCGCATAGCGGTAAAAACCAAGAATGACCGAATTATTGGTTATGCCGTTACCGACCAACACGGGCGCCAGGTACCGTATCTTCCTGATGAGATCCTGCATATCCGTTATCACACAGATGATGGGCTCGTAGGTAAGTCACCGGTAACGGTTTGTCGTGAGGCTGTGGGTGCTGGACTGGCTCAGCAAGAACACGGCGGCAGCCTCTTTAAAAATGGGGTGAGACCATCTGGTGTCATTGAGTTTGAAAACTTCCTTGATTCTGATCGCGGTAAGAAATTCAAAAAAAGCCTCAATGATAACCACACAGGATCGAGAAAAGCCGGATCGGCTCTTGTTCTGGAAGGTGGCGCCAAATGGCGAGGCGTGAGTCTTTCAAACAGTGATGCCCAATGGATTGAAGCGCGTAATTTCACCGTGGCTGATGTTGCAAGGATCTTTAATGTGTCACCTATCTTCCTGCATGACCTGACCCGAAGCACTTACAGCAACCACACTGAGGCGGCGCGTTCATTTATGACAACGAGCTTGCGACCGCACTTAACCCGTTTGCAACAGGAATTGCGGCGCTCACTGATTGCCCATCGAAACATGGCCACCACGTTTATTGAGTTTCAGACCGCTGATGTATTACGCGGTACCACTGATGAGCGTTATAGCGTGTATGAGAAGGGGATCAAGATGGGAATCTTATGCCCGAATGAAGCCCGCAAAAAAGAAAACATGGCACCGTATGACGGCGGTAACGAGTTTTCCCAGGCATGGAAGCAAACCGTTGAAGTTAAGAAAGGGGATACCACCAATGAGCCAGACGGAGACAATTAAAATTAATGATGCCGCAATTAAGCGGCATCTTGATAACCCAAATGTTAGCCGGCTAAAAGACACCCGTTATCCGTTGTATCTAAAGTTCAACACGGCCAGAACGGGCGGTAGCTGGTTTTTTATTACCAGGGAGAACAAAAAGCCCAAGTGGAATAAGTTAGGATCTTATCCTCAAATCCCAGCCAAAACACTGATGCCCAAAATACCTGAAATATCCCTATCAATGGGTGTTGCTCAGGAGGTCAGTGTTGACCACTTCACCACGTGTGGGGATTTGCTCAAGTGGTACCTGGAGCGATTGCAAAAGGACGTCACCTTGTCAGCAAAACGTAAAATAGGCGTGAGATCAGCAATTAACAAACACCTGTTACCTAGCTTGTTTGATTTGAGTATTAAACAGGTTCAGCACAAGGTGATTGATGAGCGCTTGATCTGGAAGTTGCAGCAAGAATATTCAATTGCTCATACCCGACAGATCTTTCAGGTGCTTAAAACAGCATTCAAGAAAGCCCATAAATTGAGAATGCTTGAAGCCAACCCGTTAGCTGGATTCGTCTTCACTGACTTTATCGCCACCAAGGTTAAGCCTAAGGACGGCAAGTTAAGCCGTAATCAGTTCTCTATGCTGGCAGAACAAATCAGCATGGCCAAGCAAGAATATAAGCCGCTGATCCTGCTCATGCTGGCAAACGGTACCCGTATCGGTGAAACCCGCCAGGCCAAATGGGAGCAAATCGACTGGAATAACAAACAATGGGATATGCCAGGTAGCGTCACCAAGAACGGCAAGCCTCATTCAATTCCATTAACTGACGCCATGATCGAAATGCTTAAACAGCACCGGCAAAACCAACAAGCCCGAAACTATTACGGCGTGTATCTGTTCAAGGGCAGCCAAAACCAAGCCATGTCAGCGGCCAAAGCATCAAGCATCATTCAAACCGTAAGCCAAAGGAAATGGACAGCCCACGACCTCAGAAAGCTAGCCCGTACTTGCTGGACTGAGTTAGGTACCGATTACCTGATCGGCGAATTGCTGCTTAACCACACGCTGTCAAAGCTCGATGAAACCTATATCAAAACACACGCCAACAACATGAAGCGTGAAGCCCTGGAACAGTATCAATCTTATCTAACTCAGCAAGGCATTAGCTTTAACGTCTCCACGCTGCATTAGACAAAGAGTGAACAGGACAAAAAACACTAACACCCGCAATCCCAAACCACACAAGGGCTAAGCGCACATAACCGTGAACAATAACAGGAGAGTCTATAAAAATGAGCACACCAACGATTGACCTTGCCAAGCTCAAGCACCACCTACGGCTTGAGTCTGACTTTAATGACGATGACACCTTGATAGAAAGCTATGCTGCCGTGTCCATTGAGGCCGCTGAGAAACACATAGGCCGGAAGTTATACCTAGCTGACGCGGTACCAGATGACGATCCAACAGGGTTAGAGTTCAGTGCTGGAATTGAGTGTGGCTGCATGTTGTTTGTTGGGCACTTATACGCCAACCGAGAGGCTGCCAACAGTGACCAGGTAAAAGCCGTACCGTTTACTATCCGATCGCTGTGGGATGTGTATCACCAACCAGAGGCTTACTAATGGCTCATGCACCTATGAAGCGGTGCGCCTCTATTGGTTGTCGTGTCAAAGTGCCAGCCCGTCAACGTTACTGTGAAGAGCATGCACGGGAACGTCACCGGCAGACTGACAGTAAGAGACCAACCGCCGCCCGTCGAGGTTATGACAGACGGTGGAGAGCCTACCGCTTACGTTACCTGGCAGAGCGCCCGCTTTGCCTGAGATGTGAAGAAGTACACCGAAGAATAACACCCGCAACAGTTGTTGATCATATCAAGCCAGTAGAGAACGGACACGCTGACCCGTTGTTCTGGGAGCCGAGTAACCACCAACCACTGTGTCACGACTGCCATAACTGGAAGACCCGCGTTATTGATAAGAGAGGATACGGAACATGACATTAAGTGCCGGTAAGTTGCGCCACCGTTTAGGGTTGTGGCGTGTTGAGTTGATTAAGTCCCCAATGGGTTCAGTTAAGGAAGTGCTGGTTAAGCACTCCACTTGTTGGGCTTCTATGGATGAATCCAGCTCTATAGAGATTAATGATAAAACAAGGATATCAGCCAGCCTCGATGAGCTGATGTTTACTGTACGTTTTCGTCGCGATATCAAGCCGAATGAGTACGTTGAGTTCAATGGCTTGCTCTACAAAGTGTCCGCTGTGCTCGACCCTAATGGCCGCAAGATCGCACTACGTATCCAGACCAAAGGAACAAGAGAAATACCAGCCTGAGACGTTCTGTTAGGGGGTGGGGGTGTTTTCATCATGAACAGCGCTATACGGAGACCGCCCCCCTAATCAAATTTTTATACACCTTAATTTCATGGATTATTTCGGGGGAAGTATGACCGAAACCAAGTATTGCCCTGTCTGTGATGGGGTGATCACCGACTCACATCACAACACGATCTTCTGTTCAAAAGCATGCAGGAAGCGCAATGAGTTAAACGGGCGCATTCAAGTCCGTTGGGATTTGCGGATCAGTCGATTGACCGAGCGGTTGCACTTAACTGACAACCCAAAACACCGCGCCGAAGTGGAAAGGCTGATCACCGTAGCCAAGGAGAAAAAAAGCGCGGCGCCATACGTAAATACAAGGGGGTAACGATGGCCGCCAATATAACAAAATCCCGAATGCGGGCACCTGGCCATTTAGGAGCTACAGCTAAGAAATGCTGGAAACAGTATGCTGCCCAGCTGCTTGAGCGGGACGATCTGACCGATGCGGATTTGCATACCTTTGAAATGTTCTGTGTGAACTTTGGTTTGTATAGAGAGGCATTAGAAACCGTACAGGAAGAAGGCCACACGACAGAGAATAGTGTCGGTGTGAAAATTGTTCATCCGTCCGTCAAAGTAATGAATGATGCGCAGCGCCAGTTAAGAGATTGCGCCAGCATCTTAGGATTTGACCCGATTAGCCGCAAGCGATTCCCCGTTGAAAAAGACGAACCTGATCCGCTTGATGAATTGAGGGGGTGACATGGGTTGTAATGATGCCGACCCGTGGCACCAGTACGCCCTGATGATACGCGATGGTGATATACCATCATGCGAACCCGTAAAGCAGGCGGTAAACCGCTATTTTGATGATCTTAACAATCCCGTTTATCGGTTTAACCGAGATCGAGTTGTAAAGCTGGTTAAGTTTAGCCGCTTGTGTTGTCACGTTAAAGGCCCATTACGTGGTCAGCCAATCATATTGGAGCCGTGGCAATTGTTTATTCTGGCTAACCTGTTTGGGTTTGAGCGCGTGGCCGATGGCCGCCGCAAGTATCGCAAGGCGTATGTAGAGGTACCACGTAAAAACGCTAAAAGTACCCTGGCGTCAATCATTGGGCTTATTTTCCTTTTGCTTGAACCAGGTCAGAACGATATCTATACCGCAGCTGTGAGCCGAGACCAGGCGCGGATCGTGTTCGATTCGTCACGGCAAATGGTCAATATGAGTAAGTCACTGAAAAAGCACGTTAAGGTTTTTCAGCACCACTTACAAACGCCTGGCAATGATTCCACCATGAAACCACTGGCCTCTAAGGCGAACACCATTGAAGGTACCAACCCTAGTTTATCCATCATAGATGAATACCATTTGCACCCTGATAACAGCGTTTATTCAGCGCTCGATCTTGGTATGGGCGCCCGTCCTAATGGCTTATTGGTGGCTATAACCACTGCCGGAACCAATTTTATTAGTGCGTGCAAGGAAGAACATAATTACGTTCGTCAGGTATTGGAAGGTGTGATCGAAGACCCTGCCTATTTTGGGATTATCTACACGCTGGATAGCGAGGAAGAATACCGAGACCCTGATAATTGGATAAAGGCCAACCCTTGTCTTGGTGTATCAGTTGACCCCGAAGAACTGAGCGGTCAAGTATCCCGTGCTGAGCAATCAGGCCACTTGATGACCGAGCTACTAACCAAGCGCTTCAATATTTGGTGCAACGGTGAAACCACTTGGATTAAACCGGCAGAGTTTCAAAAATTAGCAGTTGAGGTGAGTGAAAATGAACTCATTGACTGTGACTGCTTTGTTGGCCTCGACCTGTCTTCCACATCGGATTTAACCGCCATCGGTAAACTTTACCCACAGTCTGACGGTGGGGTGTTTCTGTCATGCCGCTGTTATGTACCAGAGGCCGTATTGTCAGACCCGATGAATAAGAACAGCGCCATTTACCGCGGATGGGTTCGGGCTGGTTGGCTCCACACCACACCAGGCGATCTGGTTGATTATGAGTTTATCGAGCGTGACATTTATGACCTTGCTGATAAGTGTCGTGTCCATTCCATTACGTATGACCGCTGGAACGCGACCAGGACAACAACCAATCTGTCAAAACAAGGGTTAGAGATCGAACCGTGTGGTCAGGGCTTCCAAAGCATGTCGCCACCGTCGAAGGAGTTTGAACGCTGGGTAAAACTGGGGCGGGTTCGTTTTGATGGGAATCCGGTTATTACCTGGGCTATTTCCAATATCACGCTGGAAATGGATGCCGCAGGCAATATCAAGCCAAACAAAGCTAAATCAGCCAATAAGATCGACCCCGTGATAGCACTCTTAATGGCATTTAGAACCTACATGATGGACTACGAGGAGGGAGGGGATATTAGTGATGAAGTATTAGAAATTGAGTTTTAGACACGATGTTTTCAAACAAGGCGCCTAACGGCGCTTTTTTTGTGCCTGAAAAAGGGGATCACATGAGTGATATTGCAAAATTGACCGTTGCGCTTTATGCCAATTCAGCTCAGTTTGTTTCTGAGTTGGAAAAGTCGCAGAAGAAAGCAACCAACTGGTCAGCTAAAGTGAGCAACAGCTTTAATGTTGCAGCCAAAGCCACCGCCGCGGCCGCCGCCGCTTCCATTGGTGCCTTATCCTTGCTCTACAAGCAACAATCTGAATGGATAGATCAGACTGCAAAGCATGCAGATACGATCGGGATAACCACTGAGGCTTTAACTCAGTTCCGTCATGCAGCGGAGCTAACCGGTGTCGGGACTAAGAATCTCGATACGTCATTACAGCGTATGACCCGCAGGATCGCCGAAGCGGCAGCTGGTACCGGTGAGGCGAAAAGCGCCCTCGATGAGTTGGGTGTCAGTGCCGAGCACCTAAATTCAGTAACACCAGAAGAACAGCTTTATGTGTTGGCCGATGCTTTCTCTCAGGTAGAAAGTCAGTCAGACCGGTTGCGTTATGCCTTTAAGCTATTTGATAGCGAAGGCGTAAAAATGGCGAACATGCTAGCCGGCGGCGCTGAAGGGCTGCGGGATATGGCCGATGAGGCTGATGCTTTGGGGATCACGCTTAACCGTATTGATGCTGCAAAAATTGAGATGGCTAACGATGCCATGTACAAGGTTTCAGCATCCACGCAAGCATGGCAGAAGAATATCGCTGTTGAACTGGCGCCGTTATTGGCTTCCGTTGCCGATGAAATTACCAATGCAACTAAAGCCGCTGGCGGTTTCGGGGTTGTAACCGCAGAAGTGTTTGATGGTGTGGTGAAAGGTGCTGCGTTTGCTGCGGATGTGTGGCGGGGGTGGGAGCTGATCATTAAGTCCACCGAAGCTGCGGCCCAAGGGTATAAGCTGGCTATGATGTCAGTGTGGCAGACCGTGATTGATGGTGCGGTGAACGCGGGGGAAACCATTGTTAAATCGGTAGTGTGGCCGATGCAAGCAGCCCTTGATGCCCTCGCCCCATTTAGTGACCAGGCGGCAGAATTAGCCGCGTCACTGGATGATATAACCAGTTTCAAGGCTCCCCAACTATTTAACTTGGCTGATGCAAAGCTGGATTACTCACAGGCAATATGGGAATTGAGAACACTGGCCAGTGAGCCTCTACCGTCTGAAGGAATCGAAGCCTGGTACCAAGATGCGAAAAAGCGCATTAATGATACTGCAGAGCTCTACGCTCAGAATATCAATAGAAATACTGGCCGGAACCAACCCACCGGAACGGGAAGTAAAAAAGAAGATCAGTCACTGGTTAGTTTTCGTGATGCTACGACCCAGATTGAAAAGGAGTATCACCGTCGGTTAGCTATTCAGGCTGCTGGCGAACAGGCTGCTGCGACTCAGGAGGCTTTTGCCTATGCCGATCGTCAAGGGCAGTTTTCAGAGCAATTCCAGAAAGCCTATGAAGCAGCTGTAAATAATCAGGAATTACAGCAGGAGCTTGAGGATCAGTATTTCGCTAGCCGTGAAGTGCTTTGGCAGGATCACCAGAACCGTCTGACAGATATTGAAAAGGATGCCGCAGATAAGCGGATGGCTTATCAACAGCAAGTTGCAAGTGACTTACTGACGTTTACCCAGCAACAAATGAGCATTACCACTGGGGTGTTGCGTGATGCTGGAATGGAAAGCTCAGGGCTGTATAAAGCTTTATTTGCCATGCAAAAAGCGGCCGCGATTCCGTCAATGATCGTTGCGACAGAAGAAGCTGCACTTAAGGCAATGGCCGCGTTCCCTGGACCTGCTGGAATAACAATGGCTGGTGCTGTTCGTGCTATGGGTTATGCGTCGGTTGGGATGGTTGGCACTCAGGCGATTATGGGAATGGCCCATGATGGTATTGATACTGTTCCGCGTGAAGGTACTTGGCTATTAGATAAGGGCGAGAGGGTTTACACCAATGAATCAGCTCAAAAAATAGATAGCATGTACGGTCGAGTGATGGGGGTAAGTGGACGAAATCAGCAGGGAAGTGATAAGCAATCTTGGAATATCAATATTTATGATGCGCCCGCCGGCACTACTGCTGAGGTTGATGATGAGAAGCGCGTTATTGCGATCATGATGAAAGATGCTAATAGCGGTGGTCAGTATATATCGTATATTCAGCAAAAATTAGGCGTGAGGCCTGGAGGATATAAATAGCAAAGTATCGGGGGTATCCTTTGGATATCCCTTACTCAACAATAAGTTACTACAAATTGCAGAGTTTTAAGGGAAAAGTGCAGTAAGTGGTGTTTAAGTTGGGGCTTTTGGCTATTTTGGATTGATCGAGAGATAAGAAGGAGGGTATTATTGTTTTAGAAACAAAGAAGGGAGGCCGCCAAGCCTCCCTTCCCGTGATAAGACGGAAATCTTATCAATATTCGTTGCCCAACACGACGCCAATCGTGAGAACCGAACCAACAATTCAATTCTATGGGTAACGAGACCGTTAATCAAGGTTTTTGAGGCTCGAACAATGGAATTGAATAGAAATAAATCGACTAAACACACATACTCTGAAGCAGTCCGTACTGTTCTTCTTGGCTTAGGTAAGCCTAAAATTGCAGAGCCCACCCGCCGCTTTATTGATAAACTTTCAAGCTATGCCGATAAGCCTTACTCGCTTAAGTCGTTAAATTCTGTTGATTGTCGACAAAGGGACTCACAACGCCGAGTTCGTGAACGTATGATTCGAGTGCTAAGCACTATTATCACTTACGTTGATTGGGCGTCTTTCCGTCTTGGTGTCGCAAAGCCAAAAGAACTCGATCCCGTTAAGCATTCCTCTATGCGTAAGCGTTACCTTGCTATTTATGGTGAAGATATTCCAGAGTCTACCTGGTTCCGTTATATCGATAAGTTGATTCGCGCCGGATATCTAAGTAGTCAGGCAATGGATTTACTCGATAAAGAAGAAGGTAAGATCCGAGGGGTTGCCGGTTATAAGTGGCTGACCATGAAACTATTCAAAGAACTTGGTTTTAAATCTGGCTGGCTTGATATGCAGCGTCAGAGCGCCTTGTGTCGTTTAGGGACAGCTGGACTTTCAAACTTGTGGCCAGTTTACGCAAGTAAGCTATCCAAGCAGAAACGCGCCGACGCGATAGATCTTGAAACCTACCAAACAGACACGAATAAAGGATTGTTTGATACTGAATGGTGTCGTGATCCTTTGGATGGTTGTTTAACCCACTAGAAACGCCTCTATTGATGCCGATTAACTTCGGTCGATAAATCCTACCTGTTACACAATATTCTTAATCTCGCAGCTTACAGCGGCTCTAAATTAGCCTTATTACCCCGCATTCAATAGTGATTTACCCACAACAACATACTTATCCACTCGATCGATGAATAACTATTGTATAGCTCTGTGTGTATGTGTTTTTAAATGAGAGTTGATAGTGAGAGATGAAAATGGGAGTGGTAATTTCACTCCTACGGAGGACATACCATTTTATTTATTAACAGGGTCCCTTTAATTCCCTATTAATAAATAAAGAGAGATCTTATTGTTTTCATAGAACTAAAGTTCTATGTGGATAAGTGACTGGCCATTTCCTAGCTAAAGCTAGGGGCCAGAATTGGCGCACTCTGATTCTTTCTTTTGTCATACGACAGGAACCAACAACACACTCGATAAGCTCGCAACCCTGCGGGGCTTGTCGCTTCGCGACGGCTTAGCAGTAAATCAAAGGCAAAATTTAGATCGAGTTAGTAAAAGCGTGACGCATCACATTAAGAATAGATTTAATAAAAGTTGTAATTGACGAACTCAACAAAGAGTAAGTAAAATTAGTAATTACAAATAGTACATACCAATGGTGAAATGATGCACATTATATTTTTCAATACTAAAGGTGGCGTTTCTAAGTCTACGCTCTGTGAATTTAGCTCTTTAGAGTTGCAACGGTTGGGGTACAGCGTCCATGTCGATAATACTGACCAGCAGGAACACGTAACATTAATAGAAAACGAACAAGCAGATTTTTTCCTTTACGATACTGCTGGCGCATTTACTGCGGCTAATGTGGATTTGTTAAAAGCGGCAGCAGATGTGAAATCATTAATTGTGATTCCGATGAATACGGGAGTAAACGATCTAAAAGAGCTAGATTTCATTCTGGCTCGTTTAGATGAATTTGGAGTTAAAGATAAATCACGAATCGTATTCACCAAAACACGTCAGAACAGCAAAGCGCTACAGGCCAGAAAAGCCACAGCGCTAGAACGCGGTTTAATTCCCATCAATTGGGTTATGCCAATGCTTGAAGATTTTAGTGAGCAGCGTGATACATCGAGAACGAGAAATGAAATTAGCGCGTTTTTACATGAGGTGATCTTATGAGCCTTATTAAAAAGAAAACCGAGAAGCCGACCGAACGTGAAGCGCTATCCTCACCTGGTGAAATTCGCGCTCAGTTCGAGGCGGAAACCAAGCTTAAAACCCAAGCTATTCAAAAAAAGCACCGTGAAAAGTATTTGTCAGATTGGAAAACAGAAAAGCACAAGATTGATGGGATGAGTCCTAATGAGCTAGGAACGTATATTGAATTAAATGAAAGTAATGCTTTTGATCCTCGCGTTGGCCTTCATTCCATGAAAATCAATCCGCATGAACTCGCAGTAATAAAGCTTGCAATGGAAATTACTGGCGCACGGTCTAGTCGTGAGCTTTTTGTTAACCATTGCAAAGAAGTAATTAATAATAGTAAGTAGTTATTGTAAGTAATAATAGTATGTACTATTATCTTATGAAGTTTAGAATTAAACATAGGTTAGGGATATGACAAGAAAACTACAAATAGAGATATCAGACGAAACCTTTGCTTATCTTGAAATGTTGGCTTTTGGTCTCGAGATTGAAAGAACAGGCAAAGATGATCTAAGTGGTTGGAAAGGTTTTGATAAGCAGAGAAATGACTTTGGTCCAGGTGTTAGAGAGTTATTGCAGGAGATTGCAGGTTCAATAGCTACTGGCGTAGACCGATCAGGAAGTTGGGAACGTGGCGTTGTTGATAGCCTCACTGGTTGGCAGGGTACATACAACAAAGGCATGTTAGCCGAATGCATCAAAGATGAAGTAACGAAATAGTTTAGAAACAAAAACGCCGCCCGGAAGTTTGGCGACTAGGGCGGCGTTAGTAACCACAAAAGAGGTAATCAATCATGAGTCACTTAGTGCAAGATCTTATCAGAGCGAGTAAGCAAAGCAAGTCTGTTCACCTTGGGCCATTAACTGGTGCTGAATTTAAGTTATTAATGGCCGAGCTAGCGCTAGTTCGTAAGGGTGCTAACTAATGAAGACAGATAACTTACTTAGAATCGAGCGTTTAAGCCGTCGCCTTATCGCTTTATCTCTTTTGAGTCAGGACGGCGAGATTACAGAACTTGATGGTGAGGAAGTTCGAGAGATATTAGCCATTCAACAAGAAGCGGCGCGCGAGATTAAGAGATTAGTATCAACAGAACTTGGAACAAGGAGTCTTAAGTGATGCAAAGTTTTTCAGAGTGGGTTGAATCTGTAGGGGGAGCGGCCAAGGCAGCTAAGATGCTCAATTGCCCTATAAAGACGGTTGAATCATGGGTGTCTCTAACTAGACACCCCGGTAATAGAAATATTAAGAAAATAGAGGATACACTAGGAATTGACGTTATCGATTTTGAAGGATGGCGAACTCGTTACCTAAAAAAGAATGATGATTATCCTAACGTGTAAAGGGCCCGTAATTATGCCAGCTGATGATTTACTGAGAATACGCCGCTTATCTAAGCGAATTAAACTATTGGCTGGAATAGAGCCTAGCAGCGTTGGTAAAGAGCAAGCCTCCGAGTTGATGCTAATGATCATGGAAACAGCTGAGGAGCTAGAAAAATTATCCGATCGAAAGCTTAAACTAGAAAGTAGATAAACAGGGAAGAAGTCGAATTCTGCCCTGTATCGATTCTATACACGCAAGATTTTACATTTCTTCGTGTATGGAATCATTCTCAATTAGTGCAAATGAAAGGTTGTTCGTGTTGAGAACTAGTTTCAATGCCAACAAATTACGATTTGTTGTCTTTAGGAACTTATCTCACTACAACCATCGATAATAAAGATTATGGATGGTTATAATTGAATATAGGTTACGCTAATGGTTATTATCGTAACCTATTTTCGAGCGTGAACAGGTTACGATAATTGTCATTAACGTAACTTTTTTAATCACTCGCGAGGTGATTAAGGGGCGGTATATTTGCCGCTACTTACGAAAATGTACCTTTCCAAAGTAGAGAACCGGTCAGGGATAATGACAAAGATCATCATAAAGAAACGAAAGACACTATCACTTAAACTGCCAGAGCCGGAACAGGCCAAAAGTGAGGTAAAGGAAAAGAAGACACCCGCTGACATCGAAGAGATGGAGAGGCAGCAGCAGGAGCTAAGAAAGAAAAAAACATCTGATTGTAGAAAGTGGCTCACCTCTAACTTTCCAGAGGTGTTTAACATAGATGAACCTAAGCCGCTCGCGATCGGTATCGCTGATGAAATCAAAGCGGCGTATTTGGCCGCTGGCGGTTTGGAGGTTTTGGGGTTTGGTTGCCACCTTCCAGTTCGTCGCGTTCTGACTAAGTGGGTCCGTCATCGTTTGTATCATGAAGCTATGACTCAAGAAGGTGCGATGCGTCATAACTTGAAAGGTCAGCCTGTAGAGCCAGTGAGTGACGAACATGCCAACAGGGCTAATGTGATCCTTATGTCCATAAGTAAAAGTAAGAAAAAGAAGGCGTAAGCCACCATCATTGGCTGAAATCGATTACTGTGTTTTTTCTTACGAACCGAAAGATAAATCCTTGAAATTATCTATACCGATTTATTCCCTTGTGACTCGTCACAATGATAAAAAATAAAGACTTTGTGACGTCGTAGCGGTTAAAGTCTCAAAAAGACAAGCAAAATTAACGATTTAACATAATGGGCATAATGACTACCAATATATAGGGAGCAAGGATACAAATGGCAACAACGGTTTATTTTGAAGAAACAGTAAAAGACCAGGGCGATGTTAACGAAATGGACATAGAACTTGGTCGTTCTTCTTACTATGAAGAAGATAGTATCTACATCAAAGTTGATGGAAAGTTGGTCATCATGGATCGAAAGACAGCTAAGAAGTTTGTGGATGCCGTTGTAGATGTTGGCTTTTATCACGGCTTTGTAGAGTAGTCTGATCCAGCCAATTAGAAGTTTGAAGTGACTAAAACCACATAATGTGGTGCTGTGTATTTAAATACCACTATTTGACTTGAAATGACTAAGGGTTTTGAGTACCTTTGCATATAACGTGGTATACGTGCGTTTAAGGCTGACTCTTTTGAGTTGGCCTTTTTTGTGCCTGTAAATCACGTTGTGTTCCAGCTAAAAGGTCAGGCTTGATCAGCCTTTACTAAGACAAAAGCGGGTGCCCTCACGGGTACCCGCTTTTTTTTACCCATAGCGAGCCATACAAATGTTTAATCAACTGCATATTCAAGAACCCCTGTTAAAACTTGACGGGAAAGCCAGTGACGGTGCCAACGTCCGGCTAACGTTTACACCCCTTGGTTTTCAACTCTTCATCTCTCGATACACAGAGTTTTCGAAAGCAACGATGCTGACTGCGCCACACCAAGGTATGCACTTTACGCGTGTCTACAATGGACCGGCTTTGGTTAGCGCCTTTTGGGTATTACCACTCAGTGAAAGCACCTTTACTGAATGGAGCGATATCCTAGGTGACCAAGTACCTTTTGTGGCCACCGAAAAGTAACCGCCAGCCCTGCTGGTTAACACTACCCGCCTTGTGCGGGTTTTTTTGTATCTAAAATAAGGAAAAACCATGCTCAAGAAGCTAAATGAACTGCGTAGTAAACACGCTGAAAAAGTAAAAGCAATGCGCGATCTGTATGCAAAAGCAGAAAGCGAAAAGCGCTCTATGTCTGATGATGAAGCCACCAAGTTCGATGAACTTCGTAGTGAAGCGGAAGGTTTGAAAACCGAAATTGGCCGTGTTGCTGCACTAGTCGAAGAACAACGTGGCCAAGTGTTAGATGGTGATGAACACCGTGATCAGAGTGGCGTTCCAACTAATGACGAACTTCGCCACTATATTCTGACTGGTGAAACGCGTTCACTATCGACGGGCAGTGATCAGGATGGCGGATACACTGTTATCCCTGAGCTCGATCGTCAGGTTATGCGTCGTCTAACTGATGAATCAGAGATGCGTATGATTTGTACTGTGAAGCGAACCGGTGCCCAGAAATATGAAAAACTGGTTAGTGTCGGTGGTGCAACAGCTAATCATGGTTCGGAAGGCACCACACGTACTGAAACCAATACGCCAAAAATGGAAAAGGTCACTATTCCACTGGCTCCAATTTACGCTTACCCCAAAACAACTCAGGAAATTCTAGACTTCTCGGATATCAATATCCTTGAGTGGTTGTCAGATGAAGTTTCCGACACGTTTGTTGAGACAGAAGAAGATGACCTGGTTAACGGAAACGGCACTGGAAAAGCTAAGGGCTTCATGGTGTACCCTCGTGCAGAAACGGACGATAAAACTCGCCCATTTGGCACCCTTCAAAAAATGGTAGCGGCTAGCGCATCAGCGATTTCCTCTGATGAGCTCATCGATGTGCTATTCAAGCTTAAGAAGAAGTACCGCAAAAACGCAGTGTGGACAATGAACAGTAATACAGCGGCAGCCTTGAACAAGCTGAAAAACGGCAACGGGGATTACATCTGGCGCGATGGCATGAAAGCCGGCGAACCTGACACTCTACTGGGTAAGCCAGTTCATTATCTTGAAAACATGGATGATATCGGCGCGGGCAATGCACCAATTGCCGTGGGTAATTTCAAGCGTGGTTACTACATCGTTGACCACACAACAGGTACTCGCACTCGTCCAGATAGCATCACTTCACCTGGTTTCTACAAGGTACACACCGATAAGTATCTGGGTGGCGGCGTTGTCGATTCCAATGCAATCAAAGTGCTTGAAATGAAGGCTGCGTAAGACTGACTGACAAAAGAGGGGCTAGCCAGCCCCTTTTTTTTATCTGGAGTTTCCTATGAGTGATTTAGAAATCCGCGCCGCTAGTGTTGGAGCGGCTAATAAAAAACTAGTTGGTTATGTTGTTCGTTGGAACAGCGATAGTGAGGTGATCTGGAATGAATTTATTGAAATGTTCAGCCCTGGTGCCTTTACCGACGCTCTTAATAGTGGCGATGATATCCGCGCCCTATTTGAACACGATCACCGTGGCCTGTTAGGCCGCACCACTTCTGGCACATTAAAGCTAGAAGAAGACGCAACCGGACTTCGTTTTGAAATTGACCCGCCTGACACCTCTTTAGGTCGTGATCTTCTGGTTTCAGTTGAGCGTGGTGATATTACCGGTATGAGTTTTGGTTTCCGTGCCAAAGAGGAAAGCTGGAATTTTGATACGGAACCGGCACGAAGAACGGTGATTAAAGCAGACCTTTTCGAGATCACCGTAACCAGCATTCCTGCTTATAAAGAAAGTGATGTTTCTATTGCTTTGCGCTCGATGGCCGCCGCACAAAATAAAGATAAACCGGTACCTGGTGATGAACTTCGCCGCCGTTACCTTGAGCTTGAGGAGGCCAGCTTATGATCTGGCCTTTCAACAAAAAGAAGGAAGAAGAACGCGCCATTGACCCTAGTGACCCAGCCTCTCTGGAAGATATTGGTTATCGAATCACATCAAGTGGTCAGATCGTAACACCCAGTTCGGCTCAAGGCTTGCCAGCGGTTTATTGTGCGATCACTGTCCTGGCTGAAGCTGTCGCCAGCTTACCCATTCATGTGTATCGATTGGCTGATGAAGTGAAAGAGCGGGATCGTAATCACCGTGTTGATTACCTTCTGAACGTCCAACCTAACACCTATCAG